GGCTTCTCCACCGGCATGGCGTTGCCGGGCGGCGGATCGCTGATCGCGCCGCCGGCGGGCCTGCCGCAGATGTATGCCGAGGGCACGTCCTACCACCCGGGAGGCCTCGCGATCGTCGGCGACGGCGGCGAGCCCGAGCTGCTGAACCTGCCGCGCGGAACGACCGTCACGCCGATGAGCGATGCGATCGGTCGCGGCGGCCGCGGTGTGACGATCATCAATCGCGGGGCCGAGATCGAGGTCGACGCCTCGGGCATCGAGACCGTCGTGACCGCGCGTGTCGAGCGGGCGGTCGGCGACGCGGTGCGCGGCGTAGAACGGGCGATCGGATCGCCGGGGTCGGGCGCCGATCGTGCGCTCGCCAAGCGCGGCGCGCCGCGGCGGTCGCTGGCATGACCCTCGACGCCCGCCTGCGGCGGCTCTACGCCAGTGCGCCGGACGGCGAGCGGGTCCGCGAGGGCGTGACGCTGTCGCATCCGGGGTTCTCGCGTGCCTGGCACATGACCGACGAGCGCGACGAGTGGAGCGGCGACGACGGGGCGGGCGTGTTGATCCTCTACCGGCCGGGACCGATCGCCGTCATCGCGCCCGGTCAGGATGAAAGCGGGCGCGGCGAAATGCCGATCCGCATCGCCTGCGATCCCGAGGTGTGCCGGGAGCTGAACGCCGCCGCGGCGCTCGCGTCGGAGCCGCTGCGCCTGGTGGCGCGGCGCTATCTCGTCGGCGAGACCGCGCCCCGCCTGGTGATCGCGACCGAGTTGACCGGCGTCGAGGTCGACCCGGACGGAGGCGTGATCGCCGGCGTCGCGGCGATGCCTGGGCTTGATGGCCTGGCATTCCCGCGTTTGCGCTACCGCGAGCAGTTCCCGGGGCTCGACCGGGCATGACCGACGAGCGCGATCTCGATCCGTCCCGGTGGCAGGGGGTGCCGTGGCTGCGGGGCGGCCGCGACCCGCGGGTCGGGCTCGACTGCTGGGGGTTGGTGCTGCTGTGCCTGCCGGGGGTGCCGGACTACGCCGGCGACGCGGTCGAGCGTGCGGCGCTCGCGCGGGCGACCGCCGCGGGCTGGGAGGATCCGCGGTGGCGGCCTCTGGCGGAGCCGCGCGACCTCTGCCTCGCGATGCTCGACCGGACCCATGCGGGCGTCGTCTGGCGGGGCCATGTCGTGCACGCGACCGAGTGCGGCGTGCGGATCGACCCGCTGCGCGACCTTCCCGGGATCGGCTACCGCGCGGCCCGTTTTCTCGAATGGCGTCCCGACGGAAAGGCTGTGAGCCGATGACCGCCCGAATTCTGCTGATCGAGGATCCGACCGATCCGCAGCGCGCCGAAGTCGCCGCGCACGACGGACCGTTCGTTGATTGGCTGCAGGTCCGGTTTCCCGAGGGCTTCGGCGGGCGGTCGCGGGCGGTGTTCCGGGCGGGCGGTCTGGTCGAGGTCGCGCTCGACGATTGGGACTTCGCGCCCGATCCCGGCGAGGTGGTGGTCGTCGTCGTCGCGCCGGGAGCGCCTGCGGCGATCCTTGCCGGCATCGCGCTCAACATCGCGATCAGCCTGGCGATCTCGGTTCTCTCGTCGGTTCTGTTCCCGCCGCCGGAGCAACCGGCATTCGAGCGAGCGGCGCGCGCCGACCCCGTGTTTTCGCTTTCCTCGCCGCAGAATCAGGGGCGGCGGCATGAGCCGCTGCCGGTGCTTTATGGTCGGTTGACCTATTCGCTCGACCTCGCCGCGCAGCCCTATTCGTTCTATGCGGACAACGAACAGTTCGTCGTGTCGCTCCTGGTCGTGACCTGTGGCGAGTGCGAGGTCGACGAGGTGTTCGCGGGCGAGACCCTGGTCGACGATCTTCCCGACGGCGCGGTGCGCTGGCGGGTCTACGGGCCGGCGGATCATGGCTCGGTGCACGGCCGGATCGGCGACGACTTCGGGATATGGGAAGACGTGTCGACGTCTCCCGACGTGGCGTCGCTCGACCTGCGATCGGCGACGCGCGCGCAAAAACTACGGATCCCGGCCGAGTTCATGGCGCCTGACACGATCCGTCTTTTCGGCGTCGGCGACACGGTGGAGCCGTTCGAGGTCGGGGCCTCGATCATCGTCACCGGATCCGATGCGAACAACGCGACTGTGACGATCGACGCGATCAATCCGGCGGCCGCGCATACCGATCTAGACGTCGGCGGCGGCGTGACCGACGAGGCGGCGACGTCGAGCCTTCTGCGCGCCTTCGACGACGACGCGATCGGGTCGGCGCTCGGGCGACTGCAGGTCTGGAAGATCAGCGAGGATCCTGCGGGCGGCGCTCTGGATCTGGACGCGGGAGACGTCGTCAAGATCACGGCCGACGACGGGCTCGAGCAACTGGGGATCGTGGCGGAATACCGCTATGCGATCGACTATGAGGCCGGCGAGACCGACGTCGTCGCGGGCCGGCATGTCTTGAAGCTGCAGGGGGTCGCCTCGATCGAGCGGGCGATCGCGACCGGCTTCTCGGTCTATCAGTTGACCGACGCGCCGACGTTCGACGTCTCGGGAATCCCGCGATGGACCGGGCCTTTCCGCGTCACCAAGGCGGGGCAGTCGATCAACAAGATCGAGGTCGATCTCGTGTTTCCTGGCGGGCTCTATGAGACCGATCCGGAAAGTGGGGAAATGCAGGCGGCGTCGGCCGAGTTCCTGTTTCAGGTGCAGGAGATCGACAGCGCCGGCGATCCGGTCGGTTCGTGGGTCGATCATGACCTGACGATCGGGACGGGCGACGTTCTCGTCGAGGGCGAGCCGCTGAATACGCCGGTGCGGCTGACCGAAACATTTTTCACGGGGGCCGGAGAGTGGCGGATCCGGGCTCGGCGCACGTCGCCCGAGTCGGCCGAGGCGGCGGATCAGTCGAGGTGCATATGGGAGGCCTTGAAGGGCCGGCGGATCCTGCGGTCGTCGCCGGTCTATGGACCTGTCACGCTTCTGGCAGTCGAGTTCAAGGCGTCGGCCGGGCTGTCACGCGAGGCGATCGGTCGGGTTCGCGCCACGGCGCACAGGCGCTTGCCGCAGATCCGCGATCCGTTCGACCGCGAGGCTGTCGGGCTGTCGCGGTCTCCGGTCCGGGCGGCGTATGACGTGCTTTGCAATCCCGATTACGGGCTCGGGTTGGATCCCGCCGCATACCTGGACCTCGCCGACATGCGCGCTGCGAGATCCAGGCACTCGGACGCCGGGCTGCGCTTCGATCATGTGTTCGCGGATGAACAGAGCGTGTGGGAGGCTGTCCGCCTGGCGCTGCAGCCGGCGCTCGCCGAGCCGGGGATCTATGGCGGGCGCGTGACGATCCGGCAGGAGGGGCCGAAAGAGGTTCGCACGCTGCTTTTCTCGCCGATCAACGTCGCCCTCGGATCGCTGCGGATCGCCTATTCGTTCCGGGCGGCTGGCGATCCCGACGGCGTGCGGGTGGTCTCGCGCGATCCGGGGAGCCTGGCGCAAAGGGAATCGCTTTGGCCGCCGAGCGCGGTTCGCCCGACCGAAGAGCGGGTTTATGGGCTGACGGACGCGGCGGTCGCGCTCGACCTGGCGAAAGTGCGATGGCGCCAGCGCAAGGGCGCCCGGATCCTCGCGACGTTCGAAGTCGAGGGCGAGGGGCGGATCGTGCGTCGTGGCGAGCGTGTCGGTCTGAGCTGGCCGACGTTCGGATGGGGCGACGCCGCGCGCGTTGTCGAGGTCGACGGGCTCGACCTGGTGCTCGATCGCCCGGTGCCGGAAATCGACGGGGGGATCCGCTGGGCGGCGCTTCGCGATGACGACGGGTCGAGCGTGGGGCCTGTGGCGATGACAAAGGCCGGGCCGCGTCGGATCACCCTCGCGGCCGATCCTGGAATCGCGGTGCGGGCGATCGGGGGCGACCGCGAGCCTACGCATGTCGCGATCGGCAAGGGGGCCGACTTCCTGCTCGATCTGATCGTCGAGGACGTCGCCGTGGGCGACGGCGGGCGCGCGCGTGTGACCGCCAAGGGCTATCTGGCCGAGGCATGGGCGGGGACCGTATTCGAGGGCGTGGTGACCTGATGGCGGCGACCTGGCCTGCGACTCTGCCCCCGCCGTTGATCGAGGGGCACGCCGCGTCCGTGGCGGTGCCTGCCGTGCGCCTTGACCTGGGGGTCGGGTGGACGGACGCCCGTCGGCGAGCCGGGAGCCTGCCGCAGACCGCGCGGGCGTCGTGGCTGCTTTCCGCCGAGCAGGCGCGAGATTTCGTGTTGTTCGCGCGCGACCACGCCGGCGAGTGGTCGACGTTCGCGATCCGCGTCTCGACCGATGCGGCCGAGGTTGCCGAGGTGCGCGCCCGGTTCGCCGGCGACGTCGACATGCAGCCTGTAGGGGACGCCTGGGCGGTCGCCGTCGAATTGGAGATCTCTGCATGAACGTCTTCCCGGAAGGCCTTCCCGCCCCGCTGGTGGCGGGCTACGGCGCGACATTGCGCGCCGGTCTGAGCCGCACGGAAATGTCAGGCGGCGCGAGCCGTAGCCGCCGGCTCTTCGCGACCCTGCCGCAGGTGTATCGCGTGACTTGGCGACTCGCGCGGGCGCAGCGGGCCGAGCTGGTCGCGTTCTTCGACGAGATCGGGGTCGCCGAGTTCTGGTGTCCGCTTCGCGTGCCGGGAGATCCCCGCGCAGCGCGAAGCGTCCGGGCGCGCCTGGCAGACGATCTGTCGGTCGTTGCGATCGCGCCCGGGCATGACGACGTCGCGGCGATCCTGTCCGTCGACCGGGTCGAGGTCGTGATCGACTTCGGCGGGCTTCTGACGCCCGGGGGCGACGATGCGCTCGCCCCGGACGGAAGCGCCGCGCAATGGGAGGTTCTGGGCTGATGGCGCTTTCTGCCGACCGCGAAACGCCGGCGCGCTTCTGCGACGTCTACTCGGGTCCGGCTGCGGCCGGCGTCCGGATCTTCGGGGGGGCGATCGTCATGCGCGACGCGACCGGGCATCTTACCAAGGGCGCGGCCGCGACGGGGGCGATCGGGGTCGGTCGTGCCGAGTGGGAGGTCGACAACCGGTCGGGCGCCGACGGGGCGCTCGGCGTCCCTTACCGCCCGGGGGTTTTCATCTTCGACAACGCGTCGAGCGCAGACGAGATCACGATCGCAGAGATCGGCGCGCTCTGCTGGGTGGTGGACGACGAGACCGTCGCGAAGACCGACGGGACGGGGTCTCGGTCGCCGGCCGGAGTGGTCGTCGCCGTCGACGATCTGGGCGTTTGGGTCCGCTTCGACGAGGGCCTTACCGCGGCTTTTGCTGCGGCTGCCGCCTGACGACGTCGTCAACTGGAAGGTCGCCACAATGGCACAACGCACGCTTGCCTCTTTCGACGGCTCGGTCGCCTACGAGGAAGAGGTTCCCGGAATGGTCGGGGTCTCGGTCGCCGCGGCGTTCAAGACCTTTCAGCGGTGGGGCGACGTCGCCGCGGCGACGATCCCCGCCAGCGTCAATGCCCTGCTTGTGAATGGCCGTGAAACGCATGGCGACTGCGGCGTGGTGATGATCCTGCGCCGCGCGCCGTCGGAGCCGGCGCACGGGCTCTGGACGACGAGCAACGGCGGGGCGGTGTTCTGGGCGCTCGCGAACGACGACGTTACGCCCGAGATGGCCGCGGCCCCCGCCGACGGCGTCGGCGACGACGCGGCGGCGATCAATGCCGTTCTCGCGGCGCGAGGCCGGGTCAAGTTGACGGGCGTCTATTATCTCGCAACGCCGGTTTCACTCGGCGTGAATCAGGCGCTGCAGGGGCCGGGGTCCGGGGCGGACTGCATCAAGCTAGCGCATCCCGACGCCTGCCTCGGGGGCGGGGACGACGGGCTCTCGGGCTTCGGCATGAACCTGTCCGGCTTGCGGGTCGACGGGCAAAATATCGCCAATAGCTGCGTCGTCTTCGGCGACAGCCTGACGAGTCAGTCTGTTGTGCGCGGCGTCCGGTTGATGAATTACAAGAAATTCGGTCTGAAAGTCGGCGCGAATTCGGATCAATCGGTTTTCGATCAACTGGAGATCACGCCGGCGCGCAGCGCGGATCCGGACTCCTGGGCGCTTTGGCATGTCGGGCCGGGGCCGTTCTACGCGACGAATGTCGTGCTCGCGG